TTAACGAGTAAATAGGTCTTTAGTGTTAAACGCCACTAAGAACGTTAATGGAATCGCAACAGAGAATGCGATAATTGGCCAATATGCTCCTAACCAGTTAGTCAAACCGTTAGCAACGTCTGCAAGATTATAAGTCAATGTAATTTTTGGCATTTCCAAAATAAATTCCTCCTAATTAATCAATCATCAAATTTGTCTTTTACTAAATGCGCTACGAAAAATCCAAACAGTACCCCAAACAAAATGACTAACAATGGCATCATTGTTGACCAGTTCATATGAAAGTTACCGAATAACTGAGACATCGATGGTCTGAATCCAAATTCAGGCACTGAAATCAACTCCTAAAGGTGTTATACACTTTACCGATACAGTAGATAGCAAACGCCCCACCAATGAATAAATAAATCACTGGTAACACCGAACTAAACATGTTAAAGGCATACTGCAAGATTCTTCCCACGTCCATGCTAAAACTAATAGCCATCACCCCAAGCTTTGACGGTGGTGAACATCATTATTACGAATACTAGAAAGGTTATAAAACCTAACGAGTATAATACAACTGAATTGTTCATAAAAAACCAATACATCATATCTAAAAAGGCTAAATCATTCATTTATCAAACCGCCAATCTTTAAGCAATGTGAAAACAATGATTAGCAAAAACGGGAGTCCAAATAGAGAATATTGGTTTAATAAATTTTCTAAGTTAAATTCAATCATCGCAAAGCACTCCAAATCCAGTTGAATGTTAACACCAACAAGATTAGCAATAGCAAGAAACTAATTAACATATCACCATAGGTAAGTGTCTGAAAAACTGCAAAACTACCATTCTTAGTCTGTACTAAGTAATTAGGCATAATTTCCGAAATAGTTTTGTACAATTCATTTAAATCGATTTTATCTATCATAAAATCACATTCTTTTCAATCATTCTTTAACATTCATTCATTAACATTCATTTTTTTGTCTTAATATAAAGATTTTACGCTAAATTAACCAATTTAAAATATGCTTTATTTTGATAAGCATTAATAGAAACCTTCGCTTTAATAGGCATCCCCATTTTCGTATCCTTAAACTGATTAATAAGTTCTAAATCATCACACTTCACAATAACTGTTTTTTCGCTATCAGTACTTTCAGGCTGATAAACATCCAATTGTACAAATGATTTTTCAACACCATTAAAACTTGATTTTTTAATACTTGAACTCAAGTATTGACCTTCAATAATTGCTTGTGGCATAAAATTACGCTCCTTTAAAATTTTATGGAAAAATATAACGCAAAATCGAACATTCATTCTGGGTTAAGATTTTACGTTCTTATCATAGCAAAAAAAAGGGACAGAAAACAAGATATTTCCAAAAAAAATTAAATTTTTTTATTCTTTTTCAAATGTTCTACAATTGCATCCTCCACGAACTGTGAAGAATTTTCTTCCTTCTTAACCAAATCAATATATTTTTGTTTTATAGCAATCCCTGTAATTTTAATTTTTTTCTCACTAGGATCAATACGATTTCTACCCATTATTTACACCTCTACAAAATTCTACCTATGCATCCTGTATTTTATACATTAAAATTTTAACACTAACTATAAATAAAAAAAGGAAACTGACTCAATACAACAGTCAATTCCCTTATTAAAAATTTCTAGCATTCTATTTTATTTTTTATACTACGCCTCCACATCTACTTCATCAATTAAATGCCCATTATATTCTTGTTTCTCACTTTCCGTTAACTCTTGATACTCTTGTTCAAATTTCATTAAATCCTTATTCCATATTGCTAATAATCTATAATAATACTCATTCTTGTCTTTATTCTTATACTTGTCCAATTCGCCATCTTCGTATTTTTTTGCATAATCTTTCAATAATCCACCATATACAATTAATTGGCGACCTTTTAAAGCTAAATAAAACACATCGAATACATCTTGACTCACTGACATTTCATAATCTTTCGCTGAATACTTCGCAACTTCCGCAACTGCATTTCCTTCTCGTATTAACTCTACTTTTTGAATATGTACTTGCGTAATCTCTGGCATATCCGTTACTTCTCTCCACATTTCTAACCATTCTTTTTGAGAAATATAGTAACGTTTATCAGTGAAATAAGATTTATTCACACAAAGTAACACATGAAAATGAGGATTATATGTATCATAATTCAAGTTATGATCGTCCACTTTCAATCTACGTTTATCATAATATACTTTTCTATCTTTATACATTCCCTTTGTAATAAATCGTTCTTTATCATACGTCATTTCTAACTTTCTAATATAACCTTTAATAGAACGTTGAATATTACGTCTCTTAAATAATTTATTAAAAGCCTTATTAAATCTATCAATCTCACTTTTTACCATATCAGCTTTAATATTCGGAGTCGTCAACGTAAGGAAAAGAAACTCTTTCTTTTCCTCAATCTTAATCGCTTCCATCATCGTTGCGATTTTAACTGCGTCCTTTCCTGCTTTCCTCCAAGCACAAATCGGACAAAAACGATTTTTACAATCATTCCCCTTCACGCGTTTCTTTTTCTTTTTATCCTTTGTAGCGACAAACTCATTAAAAGTGCTACATGATTTAAACAATTCTCTACCACTCTCGCTCATTTTTTTCTCTATAAATTCGTATATCTTTATATTTTGTTTCTTTTTAGGTTGTAGTTTCCCAGTGATTTCATCTTGATTTTTCTTTGCCATATTGATATATTAGTCCTATCTAAATTACATAAAAAAGGGTACACGAATCCCTTTTTAGGACTTGCTCCTTATCTATTTGATTTTTGTTTTTATCTAGTCAATAAAAATGATAAATCACTAGGTACGGGAAAGCAAGTCTTTTTTTTTGTGAGCCCTTGTGTATCAAGGGCTCAAAGCATACATAAGCATCAATTTCCCTGCGGAAATAGTTACCTATGTATTAAAGAAAGAAGAAACCCGATTTTTCGTAACCGAAAAACCATAAAAAAAAACCTTCTAAATGATAAAAACATTCAAAAGGATTACAAATAAATATTTGCTAAAATACTATTTTCCTCAATACTTTCAACAGTGAAGTTTTCTTCTTTTATAATTTTCCACTTTTTTCATCCACCACTCCAATGAATACAATATAAACAAAATAAAAACCTCAAATTTTTTGCCTATTTTTTTAAAAGAACCGTGAAAAAAACAAAGAGGGACGAACCTTAGAGCCACAAGCATTTGAAGGCAATTGACCTGTATTTTCTACTGGGGTGTTACTAGCCCCCAGTAGAAACATGAAATCAACTATTAAAATAGACGAAAATATTCTTTAAATGTATAATACAAGTACATTCGTTAATAATCATTTTTTTGTCTGTAGGATCCCTTTGGTAACGCTATTACTAAAGGGATCGGAGAATCTTCTATCTAGTCAATAGGAGATTCTTTTTCTTTTATTCTCTTTAATCTTTCTGACATAAGCAACTGAACACCAACCGCTTCAACTTTCTTCTGATCCACCCGAGTTTCTCCCCAATGAATCAGTTTTTTATAAAACTCTTCAATACCTTCTTCATGTTTTAATGCTCTTAAATACAAAACTGATGAAATTTGTTCAAAAAACCACTTATCAAACTCATCTTTTTCCCTCTGATGCATAGATTCATAATAAAAATCAGCATCACCATCTAATAATTTTTGCCACAAATACTCAGGATTAATATCATCTAAAGACTTTTTCTTTTTACGAGAACCTAATTTAACTTTGTCTACTGTACTATCTAAAAAATCAGCCCAAAACTTTGCTGAATCACGATTCTTCATATACTTCGCACCGCTAGTTTTCTTGAAATCAACATATGTAAGAAAAACCGAATAACAAAATTTCTCAAATTCATGCTTGTCCAAATTAATAACATTCTTCACAAAATTCGTCGCTGCATCATCAACAAGTTGCAACTCACAACGAGTCCAATGAAATAAATCGTCAGCATTCATTTGAGCTTTTTTATCATAAAATCGAAATTGAGTTCCTGAACGAGAACCTAAATACCATGTTTCACCATCAGGAACATATTGTAATTTATCCTCTTCATCATCAACACCAACCAATTTAAACTTCTTAATTTGATGACCACCTCTAAACCTAGTAGTTAAATTACCATCCTTAATATATCTAGCAATCTTTTTAATTGATACACTACCACTCGTATCATCTTTAGCCACATCAACACGAGAGAAATGAAATTCTTTAGAAATAGAAGACAAGAATTTTAATAATTGAATATCACCTTTCCCATAATCAGAACGAAGCATTTTCAACATAGATCCAGTAAGAATTAAATGAATCCCCATACTAGAAGGTGCATCAAACAACAACTGAAATGTATTTTGACCTAAAAATTTATAGGATTTTTTATACCCATGTAGACCTTCGTCAAAATGTTCAAACAAGAACTCATCAACACCAAAAAAACTGGAAATTTTACTAACAATTTTTCGTGCATTTTTTTGTGAATTCTGTACAGATTTAAAAGTGACTTGAACCCAGTCCAGGGAAGGGATTGTGTAGATATCGAAACAGCCGGGAACCCCCGTGTTACTGGACGGGGGTTCCTCATTTCGCAACTGGAAATTTTCCTTCGAATTAGACAAACAAAACACCCACTAACTCCAAAATATTTATTATTAATTTCTCTTTTTCAATTCTCTTTCTTTCCAACCTTTAAACTCATAATAAAAAAGTTCTGGATTATCTGCTTTAAGATCACATAGAGCATCAGCATCTAAACGTTTAGATAAATCTAAATGAAAAACACCGTATTTTTTCTTAACAGGATATAACGGATAACCCATAATAAAAGCAAACTCTTCCCAATCAACAGAACGTTTTTTACTTCCACAACAACACTTTTCATCTTCACAGTTATACACACGCTCACAATCCACACAATAACTATATGCCATCGACAATTTCCTCCTAATGCTTTTCCCTCTTAATACGTTCAACTGTCGCCTCGTTCTTAAACAAACGCTTATTCAACACATCAATCTCAATATCTTTTTCTTCAACTAAATGATATAGCTTAATAAAATTATCATCAGTTTCAATTCGGTGAGCCTTAATATCAGTTTTAATCTCCTGAATATCCTTATCAATCTTGTCTAATTTATCAATAATCTTATGTAACAATTCTTCCATAGTTACGACCTCCAAAATATAATTTTAAAAAAGTTAGACTCTATCCCCTATTAATATTAACAAGTTAAGAGAAAACCAATAAAATAACGATTTTATTAAATCTTTTTATATAACCAAGCTAAAAAATCTAATGCCATCCAATATAAAAATATTAAAAACGAAATATACAAACCAAACGCACTAACACCTAAAACAATTTCCATTAAATTTCTCCTTGCTCTTGATACTTACGTTTCTTTTCTTCAATCATTGCAAGCACAAATGTAGAACGATTATATTTTTTAAACGGTAAATTATGTTCTCTAGCAATTGAATGTCTTCTATCATTCTCTATATCTACAATTTCATCTATTATCTGAATTTCACTTTCAGTAAATGTAAATGCCCAAGTTTTTTTCTTTTCTTTAACTGTCATAAAAACAACCTCCTATCAATTAACTAAATTTAATATAACAAAAACCATATGGTTTGTAAATAAAAACATATGGTTTTTCAATAAAAAAATATTAAATTTTAATTATTGATAGGTTTTTTTCTGATTAAATCTATCAAATACACTCTAACAGAATACCAAATTAATAGTATTAAAAATCCTGTCGTGAAAATAAACAAATCACTATATATATCAGATACATACTTTGTTGTAACAACACAGATCATTGCAAGCATACATATATCAAAAACTACAGTTAACCAAAATTTAAAATTCAACTTTAAATCAGCAAACATATAACTAACACCCCTACAATATAAACTAAACCAATACATAAACCGATTCTATTTGCTATTTTTTCATTGTACTTATTACATAAATAAACATGTAAATTATCACGATGTTTAGCAAGAAATCTATAAAAATACTTTGTTATTAAAAGTAGAAAAAAATAACATAATCCAATACAAGTAACGAAAGTAACAAATAACGTTAACATATTCACACTAGGCGAAATACAACCAAATTTAATAAGAAAACTCATAATACCACCCAAAGCTATAAATTGAAGTGGCGACATAAATTCATCATCTTGGCTATAATACTTAGCAAACATATATACACCTCTTAAACTTTACTATTCTTTAAACTTAATCTACTCATTATTCTAAGAGTTAACATAAGAAAACTAACATTAACAATAAAAGCAAATAATAAAGCCATTACACTTAAAGGCTTAAAATATACGGATATTCCTAAATACAAAATAAACAATAAAAAATTTGTAAAAACTGCATATCCAATATCTTCACCACTTATAGCATATTTCCTAAAAATCATCTTTTTGTCTTTTAATTTATCTATATTTTCATTAACAAATTTCTTATCCATAGATACATACTTAACAAAAATAAAAAGGGCAATTCCAATTGCTATTAGAGTTAATAAATTAAATTCAGCACCAACTAAACACCAACTAAAATAAAAAAACATCGCAACAATATTAAACAATACATGGATATATTCACGATAAAACTTTTTAAACATATATACACCCCTTAAAACGCCTTATTTCGCTTTACAACCTCTTTTTTATAAACTACATAGATATTGCTATCTATATAAGTTAAATCATCAAAAATCCAACCTCTGTCCTCTAAATACTCTTTATGTACCTTAACTTGATTAGATTGATCACTTCTCAAATATTTCAATGTCTTAGATAAAACAGTTACCTCTTTTTCATTACAAACAGGCAAATCCACAAATATCACCCTTCTTTTAAAGTATCTAGCATGCCTTTAAACAAGAAACAAATCCCTAGAGTACCAAACAACGTAACAATAACATTCTCCATCAAAACAACCCTCTATCTATATTTGCTAAAAGGTTAAACAAGAAACAGGTAGTATTTTCTTACGCTATGCTTCATAAAATCTCCACCTTTTCCGCTGCGCTACATTCTTGCATAACTTTTTTAGGCTCGTTTGTCTTCATCGCCAAGTCGATAAACTCAAAAGTGAATATATTTAACTATCAACTTGCCTATCCATTATACGAGCCTAAACGCTTGTACTACCGACCTTTATATTTTCTTTCATTCTATTTACCCATTACGCTATGCGGGGCTAGCCCCACACCCCAGCCAATCTCCAACCTCAAAAGCGAAGGAAGACCTTTAAAACCTAACCCGTAAACCAATTTAGCAAGAAAACAATTACAGCAATGAATGAACCGTAAAACAATCCGTCTCTCGCCATACTTTTCACCCAATCTACATGTATCATTCCGACTATCTCTCCTTAAATTCATCAAACATAGCTAGTTTAATAGCTCCACCAAACACAAAGATTATAAAAAACACACCTACAATATAAATCATTTCATCACCTACTTAGCCATTTGACTAAACATCACATCTAAATTGTCAAAATGATGTTTGATTACTTCACAATTATTTATTTCTTCTTCATCTAATCCGTAGCGATCCATGAGCAAATCTAGAAATTCTCTCATTTCTCCATGTGCCTTATTTATTCTTTTCACTTCTTCTCTAAATCTTTTCTTCTTTAAAATCCCCATTTATAACGTACCTTCCTTATTTAATTTATATAATCTTATGAAGTCCTCCCGCCTGCACCGCGCATACAGCTTACGCTGAATGCTTGTACTGGCGTCCGTACTCTTCGGCGGTCGACTTCAACGCTTCTAAAAATTCCATGAAGTCTTGTCGTTTATCTGGAACTTGTACTGGAGAAACCATTGCTGTCGTATCATAAACTTTTGAACCAATAGCAAAAGCTTTCTCCTTTTTAATACGCATTGTTTTTAAATATCGTTTTGATTGAACATCATACATTTTGTAATAAAAATATTTTTTATCATTTGATACCCTAACAAGAACATTTGTAATTCCTCTTATACGTGAATCCAAATCATCAAACGATGGCGCTGTAATAAACAACGTACAACGTAACTTTCTAAGGTAATAAGACAATTGAGAAAAGAACTTTACCGAATTACTCGAAAAACTTCTAGCATCAAGATCAATGTGACCTTCATCAAGATTTAAAATACTAGATTCCTCTTTTGCAATATCATGGAACGTATCTAAATTTACAAATGGTTTAGAACCAATTAGACCGTAATTACTGTACAATGCACAGTTACTTTTCTCTTGATAGTATTTTGCAAACAAACTCATACCAAACGTTTTACCGCTACCGAGAAAGCCTTCAAATACCATTACGTTCATGCTAACTCATTCCCTTTAACGACTTTTGCACTATTTGCCGATAATGATAATGAAGGATTCGCATTTGCTTTCAGTAAATGACTTAATTTAGCATTACCTTTAATTCGGTCCGAAAGCGTTAATTTCTCAAGTGTCTTGTGATATTCACTTAATGGCAATACTTCTTCTTTCATTCCCGCAATATATAAGGAAATATCCGATAATCCATTTTCATTAAGCAATAACATAGCCATTTGTTGTTTCTTTGTTAATGGCACAGCATGTTTTTTCATGAATTGAAACAGTTGAACAGTCTCAATCGTTTCGTTTGAACCTTCTTCTTCTAAAATATCTTTCGTTAACATTTCCTGAACACTCATTTACTCCACCCCATTATTTAAAAATAGCTAGCAATACAATAATTACCCAAGGCATAAAACCAATAATGTCAAAAGGTTTCTTCCCTGTATCAAAATCAAAAATCCCCTTTAACGCACTAGAACGACGTAACATTTTCAAATTTTCCGCTTCAATTCTTGCGGGCTTTTCTAGGTTATAAATGTGATACACATAACCATGATTATCATCAAGTAATCTCAATTCATTTTCACGTGGTAACATGGCTGTACTCGTTTCTAAAATCTCCGAATCAAACGATATGACCTGTTCAACTACACATGTTCCTTCTTCCTTAATAATCAACGCTCTATGCCCTTCAAATTGTGGCTGTACTTTTCGTTTTGTTTTAGCTAACATTTATAAAAACCTCCAAAACGTTCGTTTTTTCATTTCAAAACCTCTTGGATCTAGTCCCGCTGCCATGACATTTTGAATCCTTTTAACGAACTATATAAACTAATTAATATTTAACATTCGTTTTTATCACTTTGACATTTTATTTTTGAAAAACATATATGGTAAAACTATAAAAAGAAATATAGATAAACAAACTGCACTTGATAACTCAAACATCGCATTAAAAGCCTGCATTATTTTAACTCTCCTTTTCCCGATGTTGCTTCACAAATCAAAATCAAAATCCAAATAATGAATCCCAAAATTGCATAAATCATTCTTCTATCCCTCTAAAGAAATTCAATGTATCTATTACCATCCAAGAAACAACTGTCGTAAAAAATATTAATAAAATTGCTTGCCCTACAATATTCAATATCATTACCACCATTTCACTGTATCTTTAAATCGAATAAACAAACTACTGTAAGTCATGATGATGTAACAAACAAAATATACGAAAACTAAAGCGAATAACGTCGTTATGACGGTTGTCCAACCGTATAAATAAGCAAATACTCCAAGGTAATCACTAATTCGCAAAGGACGGCTTGCCGGTACGCTTAAATCACTTAAATACTTTGCCATTTGTGCAAGCCAACCAAGAACAGGATTAAATATTGTATCAATTAACGCATTCAT